ATTTCGGCCAGATCCTTTGAAAATTAAGTCTCTAAAGGCCATTGGGAAGAATCAAGCATTTTACAGAGCTTCCTTAGGTGTTTAATTCCAGCAAACAACAGGACTAGGCAGGCCATTTTATTTACGATCCTGACCGCCTCAAGAATTGGAGAATCAGTGCCAGCGTGCTGGGATGAAATTGATTTTAAAAACAGAGTGTGGAGTGTACCGCCAGAACGACGGAAAGATGGAAAGCCGTATCCGCACCGAGTTCCTTTGAGCACTCAGGCGATTGATTTATTAAATTCGATTGAACGGCAGGGAGAGAAGATTTTTGACGCGCCAAACAGGAAAGCGGATAGCCGTTATTCCCTGACTGGGCTTTTAAAGCGGATGACGGGGACCGACGCCACAATGCACGGGTTTAGGTCCACGTTCAGAGATTGGTGCGCAGAGAACGGAGTGCCCGATATTCTTGCGGAGAAAAGTATGTCGCACGCAACGGGAAACGCCGTTGTCCAGGCCTATCAACGTTCTGACCTCCTGGAGCAACGACGTGAAGTAATGCAAAAGTGGGCGGATGCAGTGTTTGAGAAAGTTGCAGACTAGGCGCATTTGAGGTTAGGCCTGGATTTCCACCAGTTTTCAACTTCTCGTTCAGACCAAAAGGGGCGCCGTTTAACATAGCGCCCCTTCGGGAAATAACCTTCTTTAATCCACTTGTCTATCGTCCTGGTGGTCACCTGCAGCCGCTCGGCGACTTGAATTTTATTTAGAAAGACCATTTTTTCCCTCCCGCTTTTCAATTCTTTTGATTTCTCGGTGCAGCTTGTCCATGCAGATCTTGTCGAACTCCTTTTTGTCGTCTGGAGTGATCAACATCTGGAACTGCTCTAGCATGATGTGAACGTCAGCTGCCTCCTCAATGACGTGATGCCAGTGCTCCGGAGAAGGATTGTCAAAAAAAATCAATAAAGGCCTCCTGTAATTCATCGACTTCTTCCGGCAATTTTTCGTATACCTGATGGTCATAGCCGTAGTGATCCATAATCATGAGCAGGTATGAGTAAAACTCAACAGCTTTGTTCAGTGTCATTCTCAGCCTCCTCGGTATCCAGCTTCATGAATTGGTCAAAGATGTTTTGCTTGAGCGCTTTTGCCGGAACAACGTCAGAGTTGTCACGCACGTTCAGCGCTTGAGCTTTGCTCAAAAATAAATTGAGGAGGCGCATAACTAGCATGGCCTCCTCGCGGGTGAGTTCGATTTTGTCCATGTTTATTCATCCTTAAAGAAAACTAAAAAGAAACGGTTTGTTCCGGCTTTGTTTGCTGCCGGCTTTTTATCGCCAAAGACTGGCTGCCGTTCGAGTACATAAAGCAGTTCGGCTAGGCTTACATCTTTATCAGCCCACTTAAAAATCAGAGTGCCGTTTGGCCTCAGAACCCGCCATGCTTCGTTGAAAATCTTTTTCATGTCAGCATGCCAGGCCTTATCCAGAACGCCGTAGCTTTTAGCCATGTCGGAATTTTTTCCGCAGTTGATTAAATGGGGCGGGTCGAGGACGACCATATAAAAAGAGTTGTCAGGAAAATCTAATTTCCTGGCGTCCATGATCTGATCCGGGTGAATCTCCAACTTTTTGTATTGCCGCGTCCAGTGTGTTTCATCCCGAATGTCTCCGAAAAGAACGCTTTTATTGTTCTTGTCGAAATAGAACATTCTTGAGCCGCACATAGGATCAAGTATCGGTTTCATAATGACTTCTCCATAAAAACAAAAACGCACTGATTTCTCAATGCGCTTGTGTTTTGTGAGTTGTACGATGAGTTCGTACAACTCTCGGAACAGTTTTTATCTCAGGTGCCGGAGGAACCCTTCCATTTTCAAAGCCCAGCAAAAAGGGGTTCGTTCCGGATGTCCATTAAAGCCTCCAGTGCTTTTCGTTCCCGCTCCGCTTTCTCAGCAGCTCTCTTTTGGCACCTGAGCCTGAATTCTTCTGCAGAAAAATTCTTCTCGTTTGCACGGAATCGCTTGATGTCTTCGCATAACTTTTTGTCTTCTTCAGACAGCTCCGTCGGGACACCTAAGCTGAGTAAATACCGAACTGCTTCTCCTGGAGTCATGAGGTCGGTAAACTCTTCAGCTCTTTTGTTTAGTTCAGCATCGTCAACCTGAGATTTCCCAGCAAAGTATTCTGGCCGTTGCTGAAGTTCTTTCTTCTCAAATTCATCAGCAAACAGCGGGGCTGTCTTTTCAACTCTCGTTTGCATCCTCTTTCTTCTCATGGATGCTCGTTTTTCTTCGTCCATCTTTCTTTTTGGTTTTGGATGCTCGAAGTAGATGCCGATCGCCCATGCGTTGATTCCCCAGTTCGAAGCTATGATCCAAGGAAGCGTCAACTCTTCTTCGAAAGGACTGCTGCATAAAATCTTCGGAAGGCTCGCAGGTCTCGGCTTGTAAGGATTCCTCCAGGTTACCGTGTACCTAATAAGATCAGACACTGGTCGATCTTTCATGATGTCACCCAATAAAAAAGCCCTCCGAAGAGGGCGCATCGTTAAGTCCCAATAGTACATTCTTCTAACAACTACTGAAACAACTCAGGGGCGCTTGAAATGACGTTGATTTAATATCGCTCGGGCTCGTCCAGGCAGCTCGAAAACGTCACGAACTCCCTCATTGATTTTTTCTCTAGCCAACTGGCGAGCGGCCAGAAACTCCTTGACGGTTCGTTCTGGTGACGTGTCCATGCCTTCCTTCAACAGGGCCACAATCTCCGAGCAGACCTCCCTAATCGTGTCCAGCTCCTCAGCCGTACCAATGTAGCGAGAGGCTTTACCGCTTTTCTTTCGGTCAACGATAGCGGCCAGTGCATAGAGAGCTTTGATCTGTCTGTTAGTGAACTCTGCTGCTTCCTTTTCTTGACCTTTCCATGAGCGATCAAACAGCATCATCCCGCCCCAATTCAGCAGATCCTCAATCTGCACCATGTGATCCTGCGTAGCCTCACCTCTAGGCAGAGTGATCTCAACCACCAGGCCCATGTCATTGATGATTGACTTAATCTCGGTAATGTCGGCCTGAGAATAAAAAGAGCCAGTCAAACGAACTGGCCGAGGTTTGTAAGGCTTGCGTGGTTTTTTGTTAGTTGACACTATTCTTTATCCCAATCTTTTCATTTAATTCAGGGTCACTAATCTTCCACATCGTCATCTCCTTCATCTTCGTATACGTCGTCAGCAAACGTGTCCACTTCTTCCATGTAATCCCAAAGGTGTTCGAGAACATCTCCTTCGGAAAGAGCTTCGTCTTTAGACAGAGCTCCTGATTTTCTTAGGGCTTTAAGGTCTTCTTCCCACTTCTTGCCGATTACGAACAACTGATTCCAGTAACCTTCTAGGCGTTGTCTGTGGTTTATTGGCTGTTCCATAATTATTTTCTCCTGAGATTTAATTTCTCTGTTTCGTAGACGAATTTAACGACCTGCTGCATGGCCTCAGTTGCTTCCATTGAGGCCGCGCCTCTGCGCAGTGTTGCAAACGTAGTTTCAAAGGGTTTGCTCATTTATTTACTCCAATAAAAAAGCCCTTCAAATGGGCTTTTTCTCTTCAAGTTGGTTGTAGGCATATTGCATATATTCAAGGGAGGCGCGGTACTCTTCCCGCCAGTAGGCGTCATCTTTGTTTTCCCTGATACGCTCTTCTAAATCAAGGATTAAATCTTCAACAAAATCCAGAATGTAGAAGTGAACATCTTCTGGAACGTAAACGGAAGAATCCTCTTCTGTTCCGTTTTCGTGGTAGTCCACCCATTCACTCATCCAATTCTCAAGAAAACGCAACACTCCCTGACCAACCAGAAAAAATTGAGGCTCTGTGATATTTGGACTGTCGATATAGTCAGAGAACGCAGCCTTTAGGTTGTTCAAATCATGCTTTTTGTATAGGAAATCACTCACGTTCTTTCTCCTCCGTAAAGCCTAACGTCTCTCGAAGTCTCTTCCATTCACTTTCAGGGAAGTCTTTGAACTCCTTGTACTTACCGCAACTCAATGAAACTATTAAGACGTTTTCGTCGTGGTCCCAAAAGATGCACGCAATCTGATCTGTGTTGAAAATGCAGTCTCGGATTAAGAGTCGGTTCATTAGTCTTCGTCCTTTGACTTTTGAATTAAGTAGGCCAAGCGATCAATCATCGGAGTTGGGTCGATCAGTTTTACCTTGGATAATTTCTCTGCGGTGTCTGGCCTGACACTCCACAGCATTTGAATTAGGAGTATTAGTTTGTTGAGGCGCCTCATTGCATCCAAGAGCAATTCGGCTTCTTCGATTGTGAGTTGGATCTTCTTCATGTTTTCTCATCTCTTTAGACACAGCCGCCACAGCAGCCGTGGGGTACATTTTCGTTAATCATTTTGAGGAGCTCGGTTTTGTGCTCCAGTAGCTCTGGATTCTTTTTTAATAGAGGTCCCGAGACATCCGTCCATGGACCCTCTTCAACATGCTCACTCCAGTGATCATCAAACCAAACATCTCCGCCAGAGACTATGTCTACATAGCCTGCATATTGTTTGCCGTCTGCCTTGAATGTCAGCTTCCCCGCACACAGGTTTGGAAAGCAGCCGCTGTAATCAATGAATTCAAACTGCATATTGGCCTCAAAAGAGAAGCCCCGCTCTCGCAGGGCTTTTTAGTTAGTGCTGAATATCCGAGGATTTCTCGGTAGTTGGTTGTTCCTGAGTAACTTCGCCTTCCTCAATGCCTTTGAAATCCTCGACGCTGACGGCATTGATGTCAATGACATCTTCAGGCTTAACTTCCTCTCCGGCTTCTCGTTTGGCGTCTACATTCGTAATCTGCAGGGCCTCGATCGAAACAGGCAGATATTTAAATAGGCGGCGGATAACAGTCTTAAGGGCCATGGCCTCAAAATAGTTGTTCCAAATATTTTTACTTTTGGCCTTGGATTTAACAGCTTCGACCTCAGCTCTGGACATAACCTCAAACTGATATCCGCCTCCCTTGAGGTTAGCGACTGCGTAGACAAAGGTGATCGGTTTTTTAACTCGATCGGCTTCACAACTCGGCACGTGATGAATGTCCGGATGTAACCCAAGCTGATAGCTGAACTCGTCACCTTCGTGCACTGCGAATGCAGAAAGAGACAAAACTTGTCCGGAGCGACGAGCCAAATCAATCATGCCGCGGTAGCCCAAGATCAATTGACACTGGTTCCCATACGGAACAAGATAAGCTTGACCGAGGGCAGATCCGGGTTCAAGTCCAAGCTGGGCTGACTGCATGACCGCTCCGAGGAACGAGGCGGGTGTGGTATTGAGAAGGGCCGGAGTTTTGCGCAATTCTGTCGCGGCAATTCTTGCCATACGGTCAGCGCTCAGATGTTTGGGAACGGCTAAGGCGAGTTGTTTCTTGAACTGATCGGACAGAACTTGCTGAACGATTGCCGGGGCTTTCGTTTTCGGTTTTGCTACTGGTGCAGAGGCGGCGCCGACTGCTGCGGCGAGTTGGTCAGTTGTAGACATAATTATTCCTTTTTTTTGCGAGTGAGTTTTGGATTAAGCGCAAACGCGCATTACACGAGTTGAGGATTCCTTGAGGTAGTCGTAGTAGTCATCAAGATGGTCTTCCCGGAAGGAATCCGAATCGAAACGTTTGGATGTTTGTGTTTTGTAGGTGAGAACTTTCTTGCCATCAAGCGTGAGAATCTCGTTGTCCTTCATGCTTATTGCAATCTTGGTTTTGAGCGCGTCCTGCTGTTTTTTGAGTTCCTTAATTTCACCAGCAATACGTGCATACTCACCATAATCAATAGCAAGCTCACCCTGAGCCTCCACAGCTTTTCCGTTACTTTTTCCATATAGCTGAAGTACGTCGTCAATGTTGATCGGGTCGGGCGGTATCTTTTTCAGAACGTTTTCGTTCCAGAAGCGGGAGCACTTTTCTTTGATCACTTGAAACACATCCGGACGCGCATCCACCCAGTACATCCGGAAATCCGATCCTCCGATCAGCACCGCGAGATACATTCCCTTGAGCTTCAGAATGCCGCAGTACCACTGAAGTTGCGTCTCATAATAAAGTGGGATCACATGCTCGGTTCTGAGATTGTGCTGTTTGATCTCAAGCTCCTGAGAAGGCCCCCAAAGGTCAGCAGTAAAAGCGTTCGCTGTTTTTGCCTCAAATGCGATGTCAGTGTTAATAGGTCGCTCAACGCCCGTGATATTTGCGTAGCGCTCAATTTCCTCGACATCAAGCAACGGCCTGACTTTTTTGGCGATCTCCGGATTGATAATTGCACGGTCGATATTTGCAATCGCCCAGGGAGTTTCCGGATCGGCGAACTGGTGAGAAACCTTCTGAACTTTCTTACCGGTGCGCAGCTGAAATTCTTTTGCGACCGTGTCTTCAAGCACCGTTTCCCAGTACGCAGGCTCGGTCATTCCCTTGTCCTCAGAGAGACCGAGTTTATCGTTCCATACATCCAGGGGCGTCTTCCACGGATTCAAACCGAGAACCGCTGCAACATCAGAACCGCCGATACCTGTACGCCGTCCCTCTAACCAGGCGGCTCTTTGTTCGTTAGTCATATTTTTGGGTTCCTGTCAACAAAAAAATCTGTGAATAATGCTGAAAAAGGCTTTTGCGGCAGAATTGGTGTTTTATTTTTTTGCATCGCAAACTCTGACTCGCATCGTTTGCGATAGTATTCTTTGCACTTCGCAGCCATTTTTTCCTTGTTTTTTTCGTAGTACTCACGCTTGTATTCTCTGTTGCGCTGTTTTTTGCGCTCAGCATCAGTAATTACTGCCATTCGTTTTCCTCCAGATACTCATCAAACAAAGGCTCAATTTCAGGATGTCTTTCATCCTCACCATCTTCTGCAAGCTGATTTATTCGCTTGTCGCAGTAGCGAGGGATGTACTCTTCAAAGAACTTTTCGAGCAGCCGCTCATACTCTGCTTCGCGTTTTTCTTCTTGCCAGGACGGCTGCCAGAGGTCCCCAGGGCCAGGGCATGTTCGAGGTGTGTAAGTCATTACAGCCACTCCACGAGAAAGAAGGGAAGAATCACCGAGGCGGCCAGCATGACGCTAGAGAGCACCAACAGGCAGACGTTATCTCCGTCCGCATTTTTCATTGTCAGAAACTTCTTCATAACAACCTCCAAAAGAAAAGCCCCCGAAAGCGCATCAAGGAGTACCGCGCTAACGAGGGCCAGGAGAGAGAAACTTAAAAACTTTTGACATCTGGATAGATGTCTCGGTCAATCGTTTGCCACACGAGATCAGAAATGAAATTAGACGCATACTCTTTAAAGAGCGCCTTTACTTCCTTCTGGGCCTCAGCAGTCGAAACAACGTGAGCCAGGTCAAGCGTTATCTCTTTCTTTCCAGAGAGCAGGGCGGAGATCACAGCGCGCTCGGCATACTGAAGAGCATCAGTGAGACAGATTGCAGAGCCTCGTTCTTTCAAAATGTCTTCAACAGCAACATCAAAAATCTGTTTTTGTTCATCTACTAACAAGTCCATTTTTCTCTCCTTAGATGGTCAATTCATTCAGAAACCCCTTCCGCTGCCGTTCACTGAACAGACACAAGAAAATTGACAAGGAAGGGGCTTTTGAATGGATAATTAATCGACTGGAGGAAATCACATGTCGAAAACAATCTCGATTGCTCAGTGGCAAAAGTATCTAAACAAGAAAACTGGCGGATTCAAATGTCCAATCTGCCATCACACTGACTGGCAAACACAGCAAAACTCGGACGGGACGGTTGCGGAAACCAAGATCCTCGACCAGTCTTTTGAAAACCATATTTACAACCAATTTGAAGTGGCCGTTATCGAGCATGGTGGGACGGCAGAAGAGGTCAAGGCAATTGATCCTCAGTTCGGAAACAGGCCCGAAATTCCTAGCCTTCTGAAAAGCGTCAACATTCTCCGTTGCGGTCATTGTGGCTGGATAGCTTTGTTTGACCGTGAATTCGTCGAGGAAGAAATCGATGGCTAAAAAAGATAAAACTGAACCCATCACTAGGGAATGGGTGCAACTTCAGATTCAGGGTTCCCTGAGTAGCTACGTCACTTGGAAACAATTCGCAGTCTTCCTAACAATCATTGCCGGGGCTTTGGGCTTCCTTTACGACAAGATCATTGATCTTTATTCGAGCCTTTAGTTCTTTGTCCGCCTTCGCACTGTAGAAATAGCTGACGTATCCGCAATCCGGACATTCTGCTTTGATCGCCGGTATCCCCAGATGGATCACTTTTTCCTGCTTCTCTAATAGAAGGCCGCAGATAGGACACTTGGCCGTCTCTTTAAAGGTCATTATTTTTCCCATTTTTCTCTCCTTAAAACTATGTAAAAAAGACCACATTCATAAGCTCCCCTGAGCTGAAAAAATTGGAACTAAGAAATATTGGTAAAAGCCTGGGGAGCTTATGAAGATGGTCTGAAGAAGTCCCCGTCTTTCCGGGGTGTCACCTCTGCGAGATAATTAATTTGCAAACTTTCAACTATCTCAATGGAGGAAAAGATGTTTGCTTATGAAACTTTGCTTGAAGCGTTGAAAGCACGAAAGGCAGTGTCTTTTATTTACCATGGACAGTATCGGGTTGTATCGCCATACATCCTTGGCAAAAACAAATTGATGGGCTTGCAGACTGAGGGAGGGAGCCTTTCCGGAGAGCCTCATTCTCTTAAGTACTTCGAGGTTCCTGAGATAACCAATGTCCGAATTCTTGAAGGAAAGTATGTACCTCCTCAGACCGCTCCACAATATAAAACTCTGGGAAGATTCGTGTCACCTGTTTGGGTGAACCCATAGCAACTTCCTGAGAGTTTTCTAGGCACCAGACTGCGTACTCAAGAGCTTTCAGACCTTCGTAGAACTCGCGTGCGGCTGTCTCGCCCTGAGGAGGAGCCGCATTGCTGAGCACCTTATATGTTTGCGAAAGGATGGAAATTTCTTTGTTCATTTAACAACTCAACTTATTGACTCTGCTAGCAGCGATTCAAATCTTGCAAAAATGACCTCTAGCTCGATGAGCGCTCGTCTTTTTGTTCGGAAACTCAGACCGAAAACGTTTGCCAATAACAAATCGTTTACCTTGTCTTGTTCTTTCATAAAGAATCCGGAAAAGCGCCAGTCATTAGGCTTCGGTCTAATTAAGCTGATGATGTTTTGGCCCTTGTAGTAAATCTCATAAGCTCGAGGGACAACGCGCTTAACTTTTAAAAGCATTTTTTCTCTCCTGTAAGAAACAGAAGCGCCCTCCAAGTTAAAGATCGTTCGTCTTTGGGTGAGTGACAAAGAAGGCGCTTTTGTTTGCGCTCTTCTCTTACTCTTGCGAGAGCGCTTAGCTCACCCAGTTCACGAGACTGGGACGCCCGAGTTTCTGTTCTTGGTTTTGATTTCCTCATCTGGTTAGCTTCTCGGGACCTCAACGCAGTTTGCTGTTCTTGATACTGCGTGCATCTCAAATGCCTTTATTTGTCAGAGGTCTCTAGCTGAAAAGTGTTTCGTGGCTACCGTTTGCCTTACTCATTCACTTCACTGACTGCTGGTGTTCGATTGTCTGTCTTCGCGTGACCAGCACCGCCTGCCCTTGGCCGTTTCGAATTTTTTCGCTCACAGGTTCTGCTTCTGCCTGCGGCGTCCGGGTTTAGTACTCCATGGCCCGGATTCTTAAATTGTTTACCTTAGAGAAACATTAGTTATCTCCTTAAAATCATTAAGGAGAAGTATAAGGTAAAAATTAGGCAGAAACAAGGGAAAAATTAGGAAAACCTAATTTTTTTCCTAAAATTTTTCTTAGTTCTCATTGATCTGAATGTCTGTGTTTGCGCTTTTAGGCAACAAAAAAGCCGCTTTCGCGGCAATAAAAAACCGCCCGGAGGCGGCTCTTCGAGGTTTTAATTGTTATGGCTCTTTTTTGTTTTCTTCTTTACTATCGTCTTTTGTAGGTGTTATGTCTAAGATGTATAGAGTGTTACTCGATTTTGTGTCTTTGCTTAGAATGGTTACATCGACCTTAGTATTATCTTGAATGTACTTCCCAATATCGGCTGCGTTGGTTTCAAGATTAAGGTCAGAAAATAAGCCACGGTCCGGTGAGAGTATTGCAGCAATGGCCTGTCCAGTAATCGTATCTTTGAGCTTCACCTTAAAAGAATTGTTACCTGAAAGCCTGTCTATCCCATCAACCTGGTAAACCCCTGAGAAGGTGTCAAACTCAGGTTGAGATCTTGGAGGACGTTCGTTGAGTTTCTCAATATCTGAATGCGAGTAGTGTTGGTTATTTATCTGGACGGAGTCGGCGGTTGGGACTGATTTTGCTATTGCATCAGACGATTCTTTATAGGCTTCTTGAAATTGCTGAGCGTACTGGAAGGCTTTCAGTATGTTTTCTTCAGAGTTCATTTGAACTTTAGCTTGTATTTCAGCCATCTTTGCATCCTTGTCAAACCACGCAGTGCCCAAGCCCCAAATCGTTAGACCGATAATGACGCATACTGCAACTTTTCCTCTGTCATCCATATTCACGAACGCCTTTCCAAACGATTTCGCCAAGGTTTTTAAGCACGTCTTTATAACCGAACTTCCGGGGCTGACAGTAAAATTTAAGGAAGATTCTTGTCTCTCTTCCTTGGTAAGAGAGTTAATGCTACTGGAGTCGTGCAACGCCTGAGCTACAGCTCGCCGGAGGTTTTTTTCGAACTCCCATAATGCTTTTGCGACATCTCCGTTTATTGACGACCTAAAGTCAGCTCCAGTTATCCTTATTTTGACATCAAAGAAATCCTCAGGAAAAGAATTTAGGTCTTGGTATGCTCCCGAGATGGCGTTTTCTAGAAGACCGTTGAAAAATGCTGGCTGGGAACAACCAAGCAATAAAGTTGATGTCATAACTTCTCCTGTCATCTTTATAAATGTCCTTGCGTTGATATGTGTCGCACAAAGCCCCGAACCTTCGGCTGTCCTTCTCTTTTGGGTGAGTTATTGGTATCTTCGTTGCAACAGCTTCTCTCTTTCTGAAGCAGGCATCCGAGATAGCCTCCACGCAAGGGCTGAAATTTCTTTTTCCTTTTTGCACTCGGACTGATAAATTCTTGTCAATTCCTCATCGACTTCTAACCTAGATCTAAGGAAATTTGGGCGAAAGTTCAAAACCGACATATATTCAAATTGTCTGCCCAGGTGCCATGACATGCTGTATCCCTTTTCCATGAAGTCGCCCCATTTCGCTTGTTGCCAAACTGCTGAAAATGCTATGCCAATGACTTCATCCCAATAATCTTCAAAAGGGTCTTCGATAAGTTTTTTGAAGAAGAAAAAGCTTCTTTTGTATTTCTTCTTGAACAAGGCTTCACATAATAAAGTCGCAGTTTGATTCAAGATCTCTGCCGACATGCCCGCCTTAGCGTGAGATATGAAAAAGAAAAATATGGGTACGTATATACCCATGAGTTTCCATTTTTTCTCTGCTTCAGACGGTATCACATAAAATTTATTTAAAGAATAAAGGCGTTCGGGAGCACGGATGCCTCGTTCACAGAAAAGCATTTTTCTTCTCCTAAATCTTTATCAAACTGATCCAGATCTTTCAATGACTTCTCCGATAATTTGAACTTGCTCAGTGTCTGCTGGCTTAATGGTTTCATCCGGAAAGTTTGGATTTTCTGAATGCACCATTATCGAGCCGTCGATTTTTCTATAAAGCCGCTTTACTCTTAAAGCATCCCCAAAAACAAAGGCATAGATTCGGCCATCGATGATCTCAGTTTTGGAGCAATCAACTAAGACAACATCATGGTCTAGCAAAAGAGGTTCCATGGAATCTCCTTTTACTTTGAAGCGCTTGCAGTCTTCTGGATTGACGTGCTTTCTCTGGAACCATGAACGACGATAAGCAGCTTTGTATTCAGAAGCCAGTTCTTCCAATGTGGAGTTTTGTTCGAAACCTGCCGCAAATCGGATTTTGTACTCAGGAATCTCTACCCAATCATCGTCATCACACACATCCTCTGTCACCAGTACGTTTGGGGATTTCATGGGACCGTTCCCAGTCGCAAGCCATGTCGAGGAGACGCCAAGAACCTTGGCAACTTTGGGAAGGTAAATGGACTTGATGCTTTTTGACTTACCGGAAAACCAATCTGATACAGATGCCGGGGAGATAAAACATAACCTAGCGATGTCACTTTTCTTTAATCCGGAATCACTCAACGCCAAGGTTAAACGCTCTGCCAATGTTGTTTTTTCGTTCATTTGAGTAACCCTTTCTTTATTAGGTTTTCCTAATACATTTTAAAGAAAAATAATTAGGCGCATTGATTAAGTAATTCGGAAAACCTTATAATTTAATAAGGCAAAAATTAGGAAAAATTTAGCTATGCGCAAAAAAACCGATACTCAGACAGCCCGCCTAATCGTTGATTCTTTAGGCGGAACTACAGCTGTTGCAAACATCTGTGAAGTTAAACCGGCCAGCGTTTCTGGATGGCTTAAGTCTGGAATGCCAGAAGGTCGCCTTTTGTTCTTGCAGAAAAAATTCAAACGCATTCCGGTGATTAAACACGCTGTCGCCAACTAACTGGGAGTCGCTATGGCTCGCTATAGAAAAATAGACGTCCGAATGTGGAATGACAGGAAGTTCAGGGAGCTTTCGGATAACGGCAAACTTGCCTTTATTTTGCTCCTGACTCATCCAGATACCACGCAGATAGGAACTATCCGGACACGAGTTTCAAACCTTGCTGACGAATTGGGGTGGCAACGAGATGCCATGTCGCATGCCATCCAAGAAGTCACTTTAAACGGCATGATTGATGCTGATGAGAAGGCAGGGCTAATTGTCATAAATAACTTCCTAAAGTACAACGCGCCTTCTTCTCCTAATGCATTCAAGTCATGGTGCGAATTGATTGATCTGATGCCCGAATGCGACCTCTTGGACAAGCATGTTGCACGCCTGAAAACCTTTGTCGATGGCCTTTCTGTAGGAATGAGAAATGCCATCCCTAATGACTTAATTGATGCCATCAAGGATGCCATGTCACGTACCAACGGGCAACCATGTTGCATTCAGGAACAGGAGCAGGACCAGGAACAGGATAAGGAAATACACACCCACGGACACCATCCAGAAGCCACCAAAACTTTCGCGGGGCGTGCGTGTGAAAAAGAGACTCCTTTAAAAACCGTTCCTGTTGAACAAGAGCTCCCGCTGCAGAAGACAACTGTTTCCAAAACAGAAATTGTTGAGAAGAAGACAAAGGCCAAACGGCAGAAGAAGGAAAAGATCCCATGTCCCTTCAAAGACGGAGATCAGATCCCGGAGGATTATTTGGCGATAGCCAAGCGGTACGGGGTCCCAGACCCGCAATCGCTGTTTGATTCTCTGATCGCCTACTGCAAAGCCAAGGATGTTGAGTACGCAGACTACAAAGCGGCGTTCACAACATTCTGCATCAATGACAAAGCTAAGCGAGAGAAGAAGAGCCAGAACCAATTCAACAACGCTCCGTCCTTCGAGTACGAACCTCCTGGCGGATTCACGGATGAGTTCTACATGAAGGGATGCAAATTTGATAAAGACGGGAATTTAATACTATGAACAATACGAAAGAACCTAAAACCCAAGGCGTCATCAATTCAATCTTAGGCGTGATGACCAAGCGGCAGCGAATCGTTAAATGTCCGGAACACGGTTATTACTTGGCTGATGAAATTTGGGTAGGAGAAGAAATCAAATCTCAGAGCACCTGCCCTCAGTGCATAGAAGAACACCGTGAGGAATGGAAGGCCAAAGAAGAAGCATTCCGTAAGCAGCAGGAAGAAGACGAGATTAAACGCCGTATCGAAGGCGCCAGAATCCCGTACGACTACCGGAGCAAGGACTTCTCCACTTTCAAGCCTGTAAACGAAACTCAGCAAAAGGCGCTTGCACTTGCTAAACGTTTCGTGAAAGGTTTTGAAAAGGCGTGGCAGGGCGGGTATGGCCTAATTTTTCTGGGCGCGTGCGGGACAGGAAAAACGCATCTTGCCTGCTCAATCATGATTGAGCTGATCCGCAAGCACAAAGGATTTTTTCCGAAGTACTACCGAGCGGCAGAGATTTTCTCAGGCGTAAGGGATACGTACCGCAACGGCTCAAGCTCGTCTGAAGAAGAAGCGATTAATTTCTTCTCATACATTCCGCTCCTAGTGATTGATGAAATCGGTGTTCAAAAAGGCTCGGACGCTGAACGCAGGATTTTGTTCTCAATTCTTGAGAACCGAATGACTGACAAATATCCCACGATCCTAATCAGCAACTTAAACGCAGAAACCCTATCTGATCTCATTGGGGAGCGCCTGTACGACCGAATCAAAGCAAAGTGTGTGCCGGCTCTTTTCATGGGCGAATCAATGCGTAAACAGGCTACTGCTGATCTTTTCGATTGAGGTGCGTCATGTCGGATTCTGCATGGACACTCTTAATGATCGTGCTAGCCCCAGTCGTGTTTATCAATCTGGTGCTGTTTGGGTTGCTGATGAGAGCTGCTCTCCAACTCAGCCAGGAGAAACATCATGAGGTTTGATTTTTCGTACTTCGGAAAGTTGCTCGGATGGATGGGAGGTTTGCTTTATCTGGCTGATGTTAGTTGGTTTGCTTACAGCGGCTCAAACGTTGATTACAGCCTGGCATTCATGATCGGAGTATTTATCGGAGCGGTCATCAGCTCCTTCAGGAGACGGATATGAGCGGGTGCTGCTTGTACTGCAAATACGCTGAATCCTTTTGGATCGACCGAGAAGGAAAGTACCACAGGCCGCCTAAGAGCAGTTTCGGGGATATGAATATCTGGTGCCATCAGCCCGAGAAGGGGGCGGGCATCGAGTGCTACCCGATCTCATTCACAAGGTGCTCGGTTTTTGAACGTGACACAGACGAGCGTATTGAACGCAGAAGAGCATTTTTCTCTCAATTTGATAGATACCGCGTCCACGCTGAGTTAATCGCTCAGAGACGCTAGACGGCTGTTTAAACAACATTCAACCAACGGGGAAAACAAATGGAAGTTACTTTGATTGTTATTGCAGTTACTCAGATTTTTTTATCTATAGCGATTGTTTTCCTAAGTCTTACCCAGAAAGACATTCGCAACTCGATGCTGTCGGAGATTTTTCGAGAGCTGGATTCTCAGACGGTTTCTAAAGATCAATTGCGGGAATAGATGATGAATGACATTGACGAATCGCCAGGCGGATCTGTTCGGAGATTTCATTCCCTACTGCCCAAGGAAGCTCAAAGGATTCTCCGAGACAGCGTCCGGCCTCGAAAGAGAGAAGGCAAGGTACGACGAGAGCTGTGAGTACAGGAAGCAATTGCTTGAGCTAAGAGCGAATATCCGGAGTTTTTCAGATCTCAGCGTTAAGCCTTCAACGGTTTCTCTCTCAGATAGGTCTGCCCGGGTAGGAGAGTCCAGTCCTCATGCCAAGTACACGGACGTTGAGTTGATTCACTGCTTTGACTTGAGGCTTGCAGGTCTTTCTCTGCGGGAGATTTCACGCAAGATGGACATACCTGTCCGGACACTTCGAGACATCTTTTCCGGGAATCGTCGCGCTGTCATGCCAACCCAATTCAAATAACAACCATACCCAGGAGGGAACAACAATCATGTCCATGATGAGATTTAAAAGCACGGATGATCCTGCATACAAGGAACTTCTGGCCAAAACAAAAACTAAAGCAGGCCCCGTTGTCTTGAAGAAGATCAGCGGTTTTGTCGGAGGCAAAAAGAACGGGTTTGCCAAGGGCCGAATGAAAGCCGGGCAGATGAACGAGACAGAGAAAGCTTATGCCGCCTACCTAGAATCCGAACGTATCGCAGGCAGGATCAAGGCTTACTGGTTCGAGTCCATAAAGCTCAAAATCGCCGAGGATACTTGTTGGTATAACCCCGATTTTCTCGTGCTTACGGCTGAAGACCAGCTCGAACTGCATGAGGTTAAGGGATCGCCCAAGTTCTTCGCAGACGACGCGAAAGTGAAGACGAAGGTCTGCGCGACTGAGTACCCTTTCCGCATGCTCGTTGTTTATCCGGAGCGTGGTAAGGGGTGGACTTATCAGGAGTTTTGAGCGATGCCCCAAAGAAATGAAATTCAGACCAACACGCAGGCTCCCTTAGGGACCGCAACACTGCTGCCGAGAAGGGCTGCAGAGTTTCTGCAGTCAGCAGCCGCCGAAGCAAAAGCTCTGCCGCCTGAGTCAATGCGGCGCCGGCAAGTTATCGACAAAGCAATCATTCTGGTGAAGCGTGAGTTCTCCGAATTCTTTTTCCGTTAAACGCATGATTGCCGTGTCTCGATTGGGCGTCCCGATAGGCGAGGATTCGCCTCATGCGAAATACACCGACAGGGAAGTTGATCTTGTCCTGCAGTTGCGCGGCGAGGCATTCAGTTATCGGCAAATTGCCCGGATGATGGAAATGCCTCGTAGCACCGTCTTTGCCATCTGCACGGGATTGATCCGGGGAAAGATTCCTCACGCATATCGGAGACAGAAGTGAAAAAAGACAGAAAGAAAAAACTCTCCAGCATGCAGCTTAAGTTCATCAACGAATATATGAAGGGTAAAACTGCAACTGATGCGGCAAAAATCGCTGGATATTCGGCAAAAACAGCGGCGATTCAAGGATCTCAACTCCTTAAAAATCCTTTAGTCATTTCAGAGCTTGATAGGAGGCGAAAAATCATGGAAGAAAAGACCGGATACACAGTGCAGAAGTGGCGGGAAGAGCTCCTGGAGATCCGAGAAACTTTGTCTGAGAAAATCCCCGTTTATCAGAACGAAGACGGCGAAGTGATCATGGGCCTCAAGGATGCACCGTCTCTGCTTAAGGCCTACGACATGCTCGGCAAACACTTAGGCGCCTACTCGAAAGACAACGAGAGCAAGTTAGAAGGCAAGATCGAGTTTGTTTGGGATGACGGCAAGAAGCAGACGGAGACGGAAGAATGAAAGTCGTGATTCCCTATCGTCCCCGCTTTCCCCAGGACGAGATTCACAAACAGCTCGAGACACATCGATTCTGCGTTCTGGTTGCTCACCGACGCCTTGGCAAGACTGTGCTGTCTGTGAATCACCTCATCAAGCGGGCCATTACAGACCGCAAAGAGCGCGGCATGTATGCCTATCTTGCTCCTTTTCGAAATCAGGCCGAGCAGATCGCTTGGGGATACCTGAAGCATTACACATCGCAAATCCCCGCAATCTCGATCAACGAACAAAAGCTCTCGATCCTTTTGCCCAACGGCGCAACGATCCGAATCTTCGGTGCTGATAATCCGGATGCTTTGAGAGGTATGTACTTTGACGGAGTTGTGATCGACGAGGTTGCGCAGATTAAACCCACGCTCTGGGGAGAAGTGATTCGACCGGCACTGGCTGACAGAAAAGGGTGGGCCGCTTTTATCGGAACGCCTAAAGGCATCAACCTCTTCTCGCAGATCTACGATCAGGCTTTGAACCTCATGAGCAAAGGTGATCCGGATTGGAGTGCAATGCTTTATTCCGTTGAGCAAACCCATGTCATTGATGAAAAGGAACTGGCGGCGCTCAAGGTCGAAATGTCTGAGAACGAGTTCCGGCAAGAGTTTCTCTGTGACTTCTCGGCCGCTCAGGACAACGGCTTGATTGCGATTGACGATATTCGGGCCGCGGCCAATAAGTTCTATCGAGAGAGCGAATACATGGGCGCTCCCCTTATCTATGGCATTGACGTTGCACGCTTCGGATCGGATGCCTCGGTCATCTTTAAGCGCAGAGGGCTCGTTGCCTTTGAGCCGATCGTTATCCGGAAGTTTGACAACATGGCGCTCGCCGATCGCATTGCGGTAGAAATGGCCAAAGAAAAACCCGATGCCGTATTCATTGACTCCGGCGCAGGGCAAGGCGTAATCGACAGACTTCGCCAGATGCGATTTGATGTTGTGGAGGTTCCTTTCGGAGCACAGGCCATCGACAAAGAACAATTTGCAAACCGCCGCATGGAGATGTGGTGGCACATGGCGCAGTGGATCAAGCAGGGAGGTGCGATTCCTCCGGATCCAGTTTTACAAGGAGACTTGGGCGCTCCGACTTACGGCTACACGCCCAAAGGCCCTAAGATCCTCGAGGCTAAAGACAAGCTCAAGGAACGCATCGGACGATCTCCGGACTTAGCTGACGCTTTGGCTCTGACCTTTGCCGCACCCGTGGCTCCGAAACTTTCCCGCAGTATGGAGCGGGCTATCTACGGTGTGACAGATTCCTACGATCCTCAGGAAGCCTTTGAATCCGAGTATTGGAACTCATAACACCGTCCATAAACCCTGCGCCTGAGCCTAGACAATGGGCTCATGAAAATCATTGACGCGTCCTTAGTTGAAATCATTGACCGTTGCCGCGAGCTTATTGACTCGGCAATGTCGGAGGCGGGCTTGCCTAACCGCAGGGCAGTTCCAGATCGTTCGATCTACCGAATCTTAAGCGAAGGCACGGACTCCTTCGGCCTCATTGTTGAAGACCAAGGTAAGCCCATCGGGTTTGCTTCGGTCTTTGTCTTTACTCACCAGCACAGCGGCGAGACCTTCGCGCAAAACGATGCGATCTATCTGGCGCCGGAATATCGCAATACATCAATCGGCGGCCGCTTGGCAGTATTGGCAGAACGTAAAGCAATCGAGGCAGGCGCCAAGTTTTTCCTATGGGACGTGCCCGAGGATTCTCCTCTGGCTACGGCACTCGCAAAGAGAGTGCAGGGCAGAAAGCATCTTTTATTTTTTAAGGAACTTTGATCATGGGAATGACTGCAGCAGTTATCGCGGGCACATTAGTGGGTGCCGTGACTTCGGGGTTAAGCGCTTATGAGCAGAAACGTACCGGGGATCGTCAAACATCGGCCGCCAAAGAACAGCTTGCTCAGCAGCAGGCCTTGGCTCAGGAAGAAGATCAGGCCCGCAACAAAGCAAACCGCAAGCAGGCTGACCTTGACGGCCTTTTAGCGGACAACACGATTGACAACGGCTTGGGATCCACGCTTCTGACAAACGGCAATGCGGCTCCCCTGAACCCGGGCGCGCTTGGCACAGGTTCCTCTTTACTCGGAGGCTGATCATGGGGGCAGTATCGTCAGTTGTTCACGCCGTGGGAAAGGTAGTCAAGCCTGTGGTTAAGGCGGCCGCCAACGTTGTCACTGCGGGAGCCTACAACCACATGCAGAACAAGAAGGATCAAGCTCGAAAGGCTCAGGCTCAAGCCGCACGCCAGCAGGCACAGGCTGAAGAACAGCAGTCTCAGAACGCTAACATGGCAAACAAAAAGCATGCGAATGTCGGCGACACGGTTATTGATGACACTCCGGAAGGAATGAGTGAAACGGTTCTGGCAAGTGAAGCGGCGCAGGACGAACGCTTCAAACTGCAGAAGAAACAGCTTATCGGGGGATAACTATGCCCGCAGATATCAAGCTTATCAATCAACGCTTCGAGAGTCTTAAACAGGAGCGCAGTTCTTGGGAGGATCTGTGGCGGGATATTCGTGACTACTGTCTTCCGGACTTAGGGTGCTTCTCAGGCGAAGATGCAACTCAAGGCTCAAAGCGTTATCGCAAGATCCTCGATGCTGAAGCAATTGGCTGCGCGGATGTTTTGGCCGCGGGTTTGCTCGGCGGCGTCTCGTCTCCTTCCAGGCCGTGGCTGCGCCTAACAACGATGGATCCGGATCTCGATAAGAATCCCGCTGTCAAAGAGTGGATGACGAAGGTTCAAGACCTATTGCTTCTCTACTTCTCAAAAGCCGAATGCTACAACGCGCTTCACCAGAGCTACTTGGAGCTTCCGGTATTCGGCACAGCATGCACGATCGTTAAGCCCCATCCGGAACAGCTCATCTCCCTGCAGAACCTCACAATCGGGGAATACTGGCTTGCTGAAGATGATTATGGAAAGGTCGATACGATGTATCGCCGCCTTTCCCTCACGGCAAAACAAATGGTCCAGCAATGGGGCTTCGAGGCCGTAAACAATGATGTTCGGCAGGCATTTGAGAAAGATCCCTTTGCCCGCTTCAATGTGATTCACGCAATTGAACCTCGCATTGAACGTAATCCGGATAAACGGGACAACAAGAATATGCCCTGGCAGTCCGTCTATTTTCAGGAAGGAGTACAAGACAAAGTTCTCTCTGAGTCAGGTTTTAGAAACTTCCCGGCACTGTGCCCGCGCTGGATGACTTCGGGCGGCTCTGTATATGGCCGCGGTCCCGGCGCCAAGGCCTTAAGCGCACAGAAGTCTTTGCAGAGACTGCATCTGAGACTTGCCGAGCTTGTCGACTATGGAACCAGGCCGCCGATTCTCTATCCGTCCACCCTTAAGGATCAGCTGAGCCAGTTCAAACCTGGAGGCCGTGTGGCCGTCAACCCACAGGAAGCTCCGATCATCCGCTCCATGTGGGAGGTTCGCACCGATCCGCAGGCAATGCTGGCTCTGATTCAATCGACCCGTCAGGACATCCAGCGCATCTTCTTCGTCAACGTTTTTCAAATGATCGCGGCTACAGCAAATCAAACCGACCGTACCGCGACAGAAGTTCAAGCCCTCGAGCAGGAAAAAGTGATGATGCTCGGGCCTGTGCTGGAGCGCCTGCACACCGAGCTTCTTGATCCGCTTGTAACAAACGCCTTTGGCTTCATGGTTGAGTACAACATGCTCCCCGAGGTTCCGGAAGAACTCTACGGCAGAGAGCTTTCGATCGAGTATGTCTCGGTGTTGGCAGAAGCCCAGAAGAACGCATCGGCAAACGGCATTGTGAGAACAGCTCAGCAGATCGGCCTCCTGGCTCAGATCAATCCCCAGGCCGTGGACAAGCTTGATGTGGATGCAACGATTGATCAGCTTGCAGACATGAACGGAGTGCCTCCGTCCTTGATTGTGACAGGGCAGAAGGTTGCACTCATTCGCCAGCAAAGGGCCGAGCAACAGCAGGCACAGATGCAGGCCGCTCAGCTTCAGCAGGCAATGACTAGCCTCAAAGACTTAGGGCAGGCAGCTGACTCCCAGGGTCTGCAGGAAGCATTCTCCGAAGAGGGAGCGCAGTAAGCGTCCATAAACCTAAAGGCCCCTAAATGACAATGACAGACATAGATGATCCGCTTCTCGAAATCGAACAGCGGGAGCTGGCTGAAAAGGCCGAGAAACAAAAGCTCAAGGAGCTGGAAATTGCCATCAAGAAAACTCTTGAGACAGTCGAAGGCCGAAGGGTCTTTCAATGGATTCTCGACATGACAGCCGTCGACAGTTCGGTCACGTCTCAGGACATGACGCTGATGACGATAGCTTCCGCAAGGCGCGATATAGGTTTGCAAATATTGAATCGACTCAAGAACATCAATCTCGAGCTGGTTCGCAGAATGGAGAACGAAAAACTAAATGGCTGAAACCGCAGAAACCACTGTCAACGAAGCAGGCGCTGCCGCAACTCAAGGCACCGTTCCTCCTGCAGATCCTACTCCGGCACCTCAGGATTCGACACCTCCGGCACAGCCCGAACCTGCCGCTGAAGCTCCCCAGCCACAGGCTGAAGAACCTGAAGGTATGGGCGCAGAAGAGGAAAAGGAAGAGCCTGCTAAAGAGGATGCCGAAAAGAAGGAAGGCAACGATGTTTTGGGCGCGCCTGAAAAGGGTTACGACGAAACAGGCATTGAACTTCCGGAAGGCATTCAGCTCGATGAAGGAGCGATCGAGGCTTTCAAGAAGGAATGCAAGGACCTGAATCTTTCTCAGGCTGCTTATTCAAAACTGGTCACAAACATGACCTCTGTTTTGGCAAAGCGTGCGGAAGAGCAGTCTGCTCAGGTCAAGCAGGCCCTGACCGCTGAAGCCAAGGCCGATCCTCAGATTGGCGGTGCGAACTATGCGGCCAACCTGAAGAGCGCCAGCCGCTTTTATGCCAAGTTCTTCGACGCTGAGACTCGCCAGTTCTTTGAGTCTGTCGGTCTTAACCGTCATGCAGGATTCATTAAAGGGTGCCTTGCCGCTCAGCAGGCGCTCAGTGATGACGCCGTCGTAAAGGGCGGCAGGTCGGGTGAACTCTCAACAGCCGAGCGCGCCCGGGCTTTTTTCCCTAACTCGAAGATGAACTAATTTTTAGGAGTGATTACGATGGCTGCTGAATATCCAACACTGGTTGACCTCGCATCGAGACTTGACCCGCAAGGTCAGATTATTCCGATTGCTGAAGTCTTGTCTAAACGAGACCCGATTCTCAAACTCCTCAGATGGAAAGAGTGCAACAAGACGGATGGCTACGTTCATGCCATTCGCACTGGCATTCCTGAACCGACTTGGCGCCGCCTCTATCAGGGCGTTCAGCCGCAGAAATCCACGACCGCTCAGGTAACCGATACCTGCGGAAATGTTGAAATGTACGCTGAAGTCGATAAGGACTTGGCTGACCTCAACGGCAATACAGCCGCCTGGCGCCTGTCTGAACAGAAGCCGTTTTTTGCCGGTATGGCCAACGACATGGCTAGAACAATCTTCTACGGCGACATCGATGCGGAGCCGGACAAGTTCATGGGTCTTGCCGCTCGTTATAACGACACGAGCTCCACAACTCCGTCCTCTCGCAACACTATTAAGGCTGTGAGCACCGGAGCAACGACAAAGAAGGTCACTTCGATCTTCATTGTGTCAATGGATCAGTTCTACGGTATTTATCCGAAGGGCTCCAAGATCGGTTTACAGCACACTGACAAAGGCCAGTGCACTCACGTGAACTCCGACGGCTCCATGTATGAAGTCTATCGCGATCACTACAAGTGGCAGGCAGGTGCGGCCCTTGAAGACTGGCGCGGCGTGGTTCGTGTCTGCAACATCCCGATTTCTGACGGTGCTGTTGATATGGGTTCCGAAGATCTGATCAAGAAACTGATCGTTGCAAAGAACCGCATCCCGTCTGATCTGCGCACGAACCTCCACCTCTTCTGTGCTGAAGAAGTGCACACCGCTCTTGAACTTGCCGCTTACGCTAAGAGCACAAACGTTCTCAAAGTCGTTGAGGCCGCCGAACAGTTCAAGACCATGTTCTTCGACATTCCGATCGAAGTGTCTGATTCCATCAGCCTCACTGAAGATCTTGTTTCGTAATAGGAGAAAAAGATGAGATTCGATTCCAAGCTTATGTTCAGTGACGGCCAGTCCCTCTCCGGGAATTCCGGAACATCCACGAACACTCTCGACCTGAACAAGGCCGGTGTTTCTGAAGGTGAGCTCTACGTCATCCTGAGTTTTTCCGGATCTGCATTGCCGACATCTATTGAGGTTCTCGGCGGCTCTGCCAGCGCCTCTGTGACTGATACCGTAGCAACGGCTTACGGTACAGATACGGCAATCAAACTGCCGCAAGGCTGTCCGCGTTACCTCAAGCTGTCCTTTACCGGCACTGCAATGAGCTGCAAGGTCACTGCAGGCATCTCCCTTTGCGCATCCTCTCCGAAGGGCAAGCGCATCGGTGACTATGCAGCCGAGTAAACAGGATTATTCCTAGCGAGCATTTTGGGGGCCTTGCGCCCCCTCTTTTTTAGGAGCAAACATGTCTTCTGTTGTCGACATCTGCAATATCGCTCTCTCGAGGCTCGGGGACAGAGCGACAGTAACTTCTATCGATCCGCCTGAAGGAAGCGCTCAGGCCGATCATTGCAGGCGCTTTTATCCCATTGCCTTAAAAACTATCCTTGCCACCTATAACTGGAGCTTTGCTACAACTCGCAAAGAGCTAGCCAGATTAACTGTGGAACCTATCGGAGGCGGCTATGCGTTCCCGATTCCTGCAGACTGTGTGAAGATCATTTATGCCTACCCGGTAGACGAAAACGGAAACGCAACTCGACAAACGCTCCATTACGTCCGTGAATTGATCAACGGGCAAGTTTGTTTGGTGGCAGAGCAAAAACGTATATGGATTAGGTATATCACCACGGAGGTTAAGCCTGAAAAGTTTTCAGATGTCTTTGCTGATGCCTTGGCTTTCCTGCTTGCCTCTAATCTTGCAGGTACTGTTGTTCCGGGAATGACGGGTGTGCAGATGGCGGCTGAGATGATGCGCTTTTACGAAGACAGACTGTTGAAAGCACAGGCTCAGGATGCAGTTCAGGACAGAGATCATCTGAGCTACAAGCCTGACTTCATCGGTGACTATGGTGACTGGGGGAGGGACGGACATGAGTGGCTCAACTAAAGTCCTTCAGCGCTCCTTTGCAGGCGGTGAAATTTCTCCGGAAATGTTTGGGCGAACAGACGATACAAAGTATCAGACAGGCCTTGAGACGTGCCTGAATTTTCTCTGCCGTCCCCAGGGCCCGATTGAAAACAGGCCCGGATTTGAGTTCGTGCGTGAAGTCAAAGACTCAAGCAAGAAGGTACGCCTGATTCCGTTTGTTTTTAACGCTCAGCAAACCTTCGTCATCGAACTGGGGCACAAATACGCCAGATTCCATTCCTTCGGTGCCACGCTGATGAACGGCAATCAGCCCTATGAAATCACAACGCCATGGGATGCAGATGATCTCTTTGAACTTGAGTATGTGCAGTCAAATGACATCATCACCGTAACGCATGAGGATTACGCTCCGACTGAGATCCGGAGGTATTCCAACACCGATTGGCGACTGGCAACAATCAGCTTCTCTTCGACCTTGGCCACGCCCACAAACGTGACTGCAGTAAGAGAAACGACCACGGGCAACGAGGATAAGAACGCCGACAAGTACACTTTTCAATACAAAGTCTCCTGCCTCAATGCGGACAAGACGATTGAGAGCGAACCGAGTGCAGCAGTGTCTTGTACCGCCAACCTCTATGCCACAGGTACGACAATCAGAATCTCGTGCGCTGCAGTGTCCGGAGCAAGTTACTACCGCTTCTACAAGAATCAGGGCGGCATTTACGGTTACATAGGAGACTCAGAGACCACATCTATCATTGATGACAACATTGCTCCGAAGACCGACATCACGCCGCGCCGATACGATTCAGTTGTGTCTTCCGGAAATTATCCGAGCGCTGTAGGTTACTTTGAACAACGTCGTTGGTTTGCAGGTTTTAAGACCGATCCTCAGCGGGTGGTTGCCACTCGTTCCGGAACAGAGAGCGATATGACGTACTCCCTGCCGTCTAAAGACGATGACCGCATCAACTTTAGGATCGCGGCTACAGAGTTCAATAAGATTCTGCACATTTCTCCGTTGTCTCACCTGATCCTTTTAACAACGGGTTCAGAGATACGAATCAGTCCCCAGAACTCTGACGCGATCACTCCGTCTTCAATTTCTGCTCGACCTCAAAGCTACAACGGAGCCACGACAGTAAGGCCGCTCGTTTACAACAACAATCTGATTTTCGCTTCGGCTCGTGACGGCCATGTCCGAGAACTCGCCTATCAGTATCAGGCAGGCGGTTTTGTGTCCGGAGATCTGTGTTTGAGAAGTCAGCACCTCTTTGACTTCAAGACGATCAAAGATGCCACGGCACAAAAAGCTCCGTACCCCATCATGTGGTTTGTTTCCTCAGATGGAAACTTGCTCGGACTGACGTACATTCCCGAACAACAGGTCGGCTCCTGGCACCGTCACAACACGGACGGAGTTTTTGAATCCTGCTGCGCTGTTTCAGAAGGCGTGGAGGATGCTCTCTACTGCGTGATCAGAAGAACAATCAACGGAAGCCAGAAGCGATATGTTGAGCGGATGAGAACCCGCAACTTTAAGAGCTTGGCTGATGCCTTCTTTGTCGACTCCGGCGCCACCTACAACGGGACGCCTACGACCACGATCTCCGGAATTGATTGGCTCGAGGGAAAGACAGTTTCTATTTTGGCCGACGGTGCTGTCCAGCCTCAGCAGAAGGTTGTAAATGGCAAGGTCACTCTCAACCATGAAGCATCGGTGGTTCAAGTCGGTCTTCCGTATCAGTCGGATGTGAAAACACTTCCGGTCATCATCCAGGATCAGTCCGGAGGTATGGGCAGGGTTAAGAACGTCTACAAGATCACAGTTCGGGTTAATAGAAGTTCCGGAATCTTCGCAGGCCCCAGCTTCGATAAGAATGACCTTGTTGAATACAAGCAGAGAACGATCGAGCCCTGCGGATCTCCTCCCGCGCTCAAATCTGATGAAATTGATCTTCAGCTTTATTCAACATGGACTCGAGGCGGTCAGGTGTGTTTGAGACAGCTCGATCCGCTGCCCGTCACAATGCTGGCTTTGACCTGTGATCTGTCGGCTTAACGTCCATAAACATTGAAGCTTCGCCGTTACCTTAGAGAAAAATTGAGGTAACGGCACATGGGTAAGTACGATCAATATGCTGGCGAGGATCTTGACGTTCCTCTGTACGAGGGACAGGGTTCCTCGTTTGGTTTTTCTAAGATAACTTCGGATGCGGCAAACGGTCTGGGCAGTTTCGGCCTTGGCTTTTCGATGGGACACAATGCGGTCAACGGCATTGTTGCACCGATCCTTGCCTTCCGCCAGGCGAAGCAGCAGAAGCAGCTCTACAAGATTCAGGGTGAGATTTCAAAACTGCAGGCGCAGTCTTTCCGGACAGCCGCAGAAGATGTTTTAAAGAGAGCTCAGCAGGAAGTTGCCGCGGTTACTTATCGTGCCGGACAAACAAAGGCCACCACTCGAGTGGCTCAGGCGGCCAGCGGTGTCGCTCTCGGAACCGGCAACACAGCAGAAGTGATGGCATCTCACGACATTGCCAAAGAGATGCAGGTTAATCAAATCCTTGCCAATGCCGTCGCGGAGTCCTTTGGCTATCGGCGCAGGGCTGTCAATTACTCAAACAATGCCATCGCACTCAATGCCCAAGCCAAGAACATCTCTCCTTGGGCGTCTGCTGTCGCCACAGGTATGAGCATTCTCATGAATCCGAACGGAGCAAAGGGCAACCCGCTGGATCCCAACTCCGGATCAACTGGATCCGGTTATCTCGATAACGTCGTAAGCATCGGCAAGTTGTTTACGAACGGCGCCGGCGGCATGAGCGGAGGAGCAGGAGTCTAAACATGGGAACAATGAAACTTCCTTCTGTTGATAATCCCTACGGCGTCCCGGTTGCGATCTCTCAGCCGGGCGGAATGCAATCTGAAATCATCACTGCGCCGGAGAGCCCGATGTCGGTTCGGCACGCAGGCGAGGCAATGAATAAACTCTCCGGAGATCTCAGGGACGCATACGACAAGTGGCAGCTGGAGATTGATAAGACTCGGTTGGACGACCTTTCGACCCAGCTGGAACATGCCCGCATAGACCTCAGAGTTAATCCGGAGAACGGATACGAAAGACTTAAAGGCGTGAATGCACTTGAGCGTCCTGACGGCAGAAGCCTGAATGATGAAGTCAGCGAAGCCTTCAAGCAACGCTATGAGAAGCTGAGGGAGCAGGCTGGAAACGCTCGAGTCCGCAGTGCCTTTGATCGTCTTTATCAGGCCTCAAGCCTGAAGCTCAATGATCAGGTCAACACCTATGTCACAAGCCAACAGCTCGAATACAAAGACGCAGTTCTCAAGAATCAACTGAGCCTTGCTCTTAACCAGGCGGCTGACGCCGATCCGGAAACAGCAAAGTCCGGACTTGTGGCGGCTCGTTCTATTGCTCAGCAGATCGGAGATTTTCACGGCACGCCTGTCGACATGATCAAAGTCCTGGGGCCGATCCACGAGCTCCGAGTGAGCAACATGATCGATGCGGGCCACCTCTCTCAGGCTAAGGCTTACATTGCTCAGCACAAAACTGAGATGGGGCCGAAAGCAGGGCTGAGATTAAAGTCTGCAATGCAGATGGCTTCTGACCGTGCCACTATCAACCGCTACACGGACGAAATTCTCAAGAAGGACAACGGCAAGGCCAGAGAGCTTTTAGACAACATCAATGCAGTCCCCGAGAAGTATCGTGCCGCTGTCAAAAACAAGGTGTACGGAGCCAAGAGAGAGCAGGAAGCGCTTGAGAAGGCGACGAACTACGACAACCTCAATCAGGCTTTTCAGTTTGTAGACAATGGCGAAGAGGTTCCTGCCTCCCTCATGTCAACAATCAAGACGAATGATCGCGTTGGATACGAGAAGATTCAGCTAGCCATTGAGCATCAAAAGTTCCCTTGCACTGAGGATGATCCTGCTGTTTTGGGGAACCTTGAAGAGTTGGCAGAAAGAGATCCGGAAGAGTTTGCTCAGACTAACTTTGATCATTATCGCGGTTACCTCACAAAGCAGACGATCAAGACATTGAAATACAAGGTCGAGAAACTCGATGATCAGCAGTACAAGGCTTTCATGGCCAAGGTAAAACAGCGCTGCAATGACGAAAAATTCAACGCCAAAAAGACGAAGAATGCGGTTCTTTCAGCTCAATCTCTCTACGCGGCTCGGACCCAGCAGGCCGATAAAAACGTTTTGAGTAATGAAACGTTAAACGCAATGGTCAACACGGTATTTGAAGGACAAAAGCCCGGGTTCTTGTATGGCTACAACGATGTGTCCGGCGCCGACTTCAGACAAGAGAAGAAGATTGATTGGGAAGCTGTGCCGCAGGCAGGCTTTAGAACTAAGGCCACAGAAGCTGACAGACTAAGCGCTGTCAACAATATCCGCAGTCGGTACTTCAACCTTCCGCCGCTTCAGAACCTCACGAAGCAGCAGTCTCAGCTGATCGATGCCCGGATGGGTGGTATGCCGATCAACCGCGAGCTCTGGGAAAGAGCTTACGCAGAAGCCAAGAGACAGGCTAAGAACAATCCCCGCAATCCCGCCGTTACTCGTGCGGCAGTGGAACTCATTGCCCTGCACATGGCGTTTGGAGAAAAATAAATGCCGAATCCTTTCATTACAGACGAACAAGCAATTGAAACTCCGGACGGATCTATGGAAGTTCCGGGAGAGCCGACAACTCAGTCCGTGGTTGCTAAGGAACCTACCGAAGGGCCGACCGTTGAGCCGGTCAATCCGGTTCCCCTTCCTCCTGCTCAGCCGTTCGATCCCTATGCGGTACTAGAGCGGAATGCTTACTCTGCCTCTCAGTTTGTTCTCGGAAAGGATTCCGGGCGCACAGCGGAAGTCTTGGATATTTCTCGCCAGCTCGGTATCTCTCCGGCAGAAGTGGATGCTGACTTTGAGGGTTCAAAACAGCGCCTGGAGAAACTTCGCACGGCCAACACCTTGAAGCAGTCTCCCGGGCTTTCTGACTACATTACGAATAATCCGGACAAAGCTCCTGTTCTGAAAAACGACCTTAAGCCGCTGACTAAAACGGACATCCTTCTTAACGAACTCGCGGAAAAGATGGCCGCAAGCAATCCTGCCGAGCCTCCGAAATCTTTGACCTATGCAGATGAAGAAACTGAGTGGAAGCGGGAGGATGAAGACTATGAGCCCGAGGTCAAAACTCTTGACGGCTGGAGAGCCGGATATTTGTCCGGAGAACTGCAGAACGAGCAGGGCCGGATGTATGAGGATCTGCGTTTAGGCAAGATTACGAAAGACGCCGCTTTTGAAAAGCGTTCAAAAGAAATCGATGACACGCTGGCCGCACTGGACGAAAAGTTCAAGGATTCCTGGCTGTCCTATCCGACCATGAAGACGATCGGGCAAATGCTTACAGTCAGCGGAGACACTGCTGCTAAGGGTGCTGCTCTCGGTATGGGAGCAGGCGCCTTGGGTTTGGGTGCTCTTGCATTAGCGGGCGCTCCTGTTGCCGTTCCTGCTTCCCTTGGAGCACTGGGCCTCATGACAATGAGCGGCGCTGTCATGGAAACCTCAAAGGAAGTTGAAGGCGGTCTTGCTTACAAGGATATGCGAGAGGCAGGTATTGATGATGACGTTGCCAGACGATTGTCCGGAACGGTCGGCTTTGTTAATGGCTCCTTGGAAGCCATCGGTGATGCTGTGCTCACGAAGTTCGGAGGGAAGCTCCTTGGCATAACCGGCTTTAAGCAGATGTTCGGACAGAAGGTCAAAGAAAAGACAATCGAAGCGCTCAAAAAGCCGACATTCAGAGCCGCGGCGGTTGATGTGGCCAAGGCTTTCACAACGGGCCTTGCAACCGAGGTAGGCGTTGAAGAGCTTCAGGAAATTTCAAATATTGTTGCTGAAGAGGCCGCCAAGAAACTCACAAAAGATGTGCAGTTTGATTCCATTACTCCGGATGAAGTGATGGATAGATTGGCCGACATCGGGATTGAGACGATTAAAGGTGTTTGGGCACTGGGTCTTGCTGGCGGTGCAGTAGGAATGACGCGCCACATCTCTAAGATCAAAACCGCCCAAAGGAATCAGGAATTCTTCGAGAACCTTAATCAGATTGCTCCGGAAATAACTGCCCGAGAGACTGCACCCGGAGTTGTCTCCGAGGCCGTTCAGAACCAGGCAGAGAGCGCAGGCAAACCCACGATTTACGTAGATGGGGAAATGTTTGCGCAGACAATGCAAGAGAAAAACGTTCGTCTTGAAGACCTGAAGAAGATCAATCCTGAGCTAGTAAATGCTATTCAAAAAGCCGTGGCTTCGGGCGGAGACGTTGAAATCTCTACCGGAGACTACGCCGCCCATATTGCCGGAACTCCTTTCGGAGAAGCTTTGACTCAGCACCTTAGATTCAATCCGGACGAACTCAGTGCCTACGAAGCGAAGAAGGCCCGCAAACTTGTGTCTGAGTGGGTAGGCCAGAATGATTGGGATCTTTCAACTGAAGAGGGCAGGGAAGCGGCGACAAAGGAAATCAACCAGGCCGTAAATCAGGTACAGAAGTCTAAGTATGCTCAGGCCTTCGATGACCTGACTAAGAGCATGACTCAAAGCCTTATGGCCAGCGGAATCAGTGGCTATCGAGAGGAGAGAATTGCAAAGCAGTATGCTCGGCTGCAGGCGGCCAGTATTGTGCGTTTGGCCAAAGATGCCAATATCGCTCCGGAACGCATTGCGGAATTTGCGCCGAGGATTGAATCCTCTAATGTGACAAGGGATGCTTTCTTTCAAGAGCCGTTGGATGCAGCAGAGAAGTTGCGTGCTGACGCGCAACAATGGAAGGAAACAGTTGACAAGTTGACCGCGAAACCTCGTCAACAGCTCATTATGCTTAGGCAAACTCCACTGATAATGAAACTTCTTGGCGCTGACTTCCAAGAATTACGATCATCGACCCATGTTTTCGATGGTGTATATCCCGGGAATAAATCAAGGGATGAACACCATGAACATCTGATGATGACAAAGGATGTTATTAAACAGATTCCCGAGGCCATTACAGATCCGGTAATAGTGGCAAGAGATGAAAGACACAACTCTTTCGTGTTCTTTTTAGATATTAAAGATGCGAATGGTGAATCGGTAATGGTTCCTGTCAGTTTCGAACATCCGACAGAGAAAAAGCCTGTAGTCTTTAATATTGTTAAGTCTGCTTTTGGACGAGGAAGACTTCAGCTCGAATTGCAGGGGCGGAACAATGCACTGCTTTACATCAACATAAAAAAATTAAAATCCTTGTACGGAACACCCGGGGCAGATTCCCTTCGATCCGTCAAGGATTTTAACGCCGTGCTAAAGAATTACTTCTCTAACGCCGACGGTTCAAGTGTAAAGACAGAGGCCGACCTAGTCAAGCTTCGGAAGCTGTACCCTGGTTATTACCAAACCGAAAAAATCGAACCGCAGTCCATCAATGTTCCTGCGACGGAAGTTTTTTCCAAGCTTGGCCTGGAGCTTCCGGATGGATTTAGGCCGAGCAACGTCACTCTGATCAGCACAAAGCCTGTCACAGAAAAGTCGAACATTGAAGAGTTTTCCGGAGCGGTTTTGCCGGACAACGCTCCCAAAGAACTGGTTGACGCTTTGGAAGAAAAGGGCATTCGTGTAGAACTCAGCAGTAACCGAAAGACTGTGAGGGCTAAGGCCGTCTCTCAGCTGTCTCAAAAGATTCAGGACTCTCTTGTTTACTTCCAGAACGGAACAAACGAGCGCGGCGGCTACAGCCCGAAACAAAACACAATCCACCTGACTCCGAATGCTGACTTATCCACCTTTGCCCATGAAATGAGCCACTGGTATCTTGAAAACCTGATGCAGCTGGCGGGAGAAACAGGTGTCTCCGGACTTATCAAACAGGACGCAGAAACCCTTCTGAAAGACTTCGGCCTCAAGTCGCTTGATGAATGGAAGAACCTCAGCATCGAAGAGAAGAGAAAGTTTCACGAACGCTTTGCCTATCAGACCGAAATCTATTTGGCCACAGGAAAGCCCCACAATCCTAAGCTGATCACTGTTTTCAAGAATCTCGGTAAATGGATCAGAGACGTTTATCGAGCATGGACGGGCGGAGTGGCGGAACAAAGAGCGGCTCAGTACAAATCTGAGTTTGGAGAGGAACTTCCCCAGCTCTCTGAGGAAGTTCAGCGCGTAATGGATCGAATGCTCAATGCAGAAGCCGACCTCTATCAGGCTGAAGTTTCTGAATCTATGCGCCCGCTCTTTGATGAAAAGCCCAAAGACATGAGCGAAGAAGACTGGATCGCCATGCAGAAGGCGCATGATGAGGCGCTGGCGGACGGCGAAGCCCTGTTAAATGAAGCAAAAGCAAAGGACGAGAAGTGGTACTCGAACGCCAGAGCCAAGACTTTGCGAATGATTCAACGCAAAGCCAAAGAAATCCGCGACAAGGTTAAGGAAGGTGTTACGGCAGAGATCGAGGCTGAAGCCGGAACCCGTGCTTATGAGCTCATCAAGAAGAGCAATCAGATCTTTTGTATTGACTGGAGGTTTGATCAAAAAGCCTTGCTTGCAACAAATTTGAGCTACGAAACAATAGAGAAACTAGAATCTTTAGGTCTCGCAATAAGCGGCGGAATGGCGCCCTCAGACGTCTTGGAGCTTATGAGAGGTCAGGGAATTGTTTTCTCAACAGCCCAAGACATGGCTCAGGGACTTCTTGACGGAGCACGAAAAGACGAGCGCATCGAAGAAGAAACCACTCGAAGATGCATTGAGAAGTATTCCGAAAACTTTACTCAGGCAGGCATCGATGCTCAGATTACTGAGGCCCTGCAGAACGAAGCCCGGGCGAGATTCGTCGCAACAGAGTTTAAGTATTTGGCAGGAAGCCCGGCGGGAATCAGCCAGAGAATGATCAACGAAGCGGCCAAACGTTCTGCAGAATTGATGCTGGCCAACATGCCCGTTTACAACGTCAATCCTCGGAACTTTGTTGCCATGCAGGCGAGAGCCTCCAGAAAGGCTTATGAAGCATTAGCCAGCGGGGACAAGGGAAGAGCCGCCGCATACAAACGCCAGCAGTTGATGTATCTGCAGGCAGCGCTTCAGGCCTTGGATGTCGACAAGCAAGTGGATCGTTTTGAACGCATCCGGAAAAAGACCTTCTCTGCAGATAAGAAACTTGCTAAGACCTATGACCTTGATGTCCTTAATGTACTTCGCGCTGTCTTCAATATTGAAGGGCTGGGGAGAACAAAACCCGAAGATGTAGATCTTCTGGCGGTAGAGAAGAGCATCAACGCTTTTAAAGACATGGCGCCTCCCGTGTATGAGATGCTGTCCGGAGTATTCAGCCGCTACAAGGGCATTAACGGAGGACAAGGCTACAGCAATCTGACTTACGGCGACTTCCAGGCATTGGCAGAAGATGTGAATATGCTCTTTGCGATGTCCCGCCAGTGGAAGGAAACAACTCGGGAGGCAAAAGCAGAAGCTCGAGAGCAGGCGTCTAAGGAACTGATATCCCAAATGAATACGCAGAATCTGACGTACCACTCTGTGGGACAAACAGAAGCAACTACGCCCTTCGAGAAGTTTAGACAAGACGGGCTCTTGAGCCTCGGATCTTCGCTTGTTCGTGTTGAGTCCTGGTGCAACAAAATGGATACAGGCAACCCCAACCATCCGTTTAGATCTTACATTTATGATCCGATCGCACAGGCCACAGCTAAGTTCCGCAACCGCAACAGCGAACTTCAGCAAAAGCTTGCAGAACTAATTAAACCGCTGCAGAAAGATTGGCTGTCTCGGACGGATATTCACGCTCCGACTCTCAACTACACGTTCAGAACCAAGGCTGAGCTTATAGGCGCTCTTCTTCATACCGGCAATGAATCGAACAAAGAAAAACTCTTGCTCGGAGGTCGAGGAGAGGGAAATGCTTGGGCCGAGATGGTTGAAGATCAGGAAGGCAATACAAAGTTGGATACGAAGCGCTGGGATCAATTCATAGCTCAGTGTTACGCCGACGGCACAATCACAAAAGCGGACATGGATTTCGTTCAACTGGTATGGAATCTGCTGGAGTCGACAAAGGAGGACGCTCAGAAGGCTTACAAGGATCTTTACGGGTACACCTTCAAAGAGATCGAAGCTTCTCCGATTCAAACTCCATGGGGAGAATACAGAGGCGGTTATGTTCCGGCTACAACGGATAAATACCTTGTGGCAGATAAGGCCACGTTTGATGAGATTGATCGAATTACAGAACAAGATTATCTGAGCGCGATGCCTGTATCCCAGCCTGGATTCACTAAGTCTCGAGCCTCCGGATATCACGAACCTTTGAGTTTCGATGTTGCGATTATTTCTAATCACATCTCCTCGGTTTTGAAATTCTGTTACATCGCACCAGTAGCGCAGGATGTTGGCAAACTGCTCCTTAACAAAGACTTGTCTGAGAAGTTGAATGCTCAAGATCCGACTACCTTGAGAGATATGCTTAAGCCTTGGTTAAAGCGTTCTTACTCTCAGCAGGTCAGCGATGGAAGGAGCGGTTGGGTCAGCAAGAAACTCAATGAACTCAGAGGTATTGCCGGCATTAACATTATGATGGGCCACATCGTGAACGCTCTGCAGCAGTTCACAGGATTCTCAATTGCGCTCACTAAGGTTTCCGGAAGAAATCTCATTGACGCCGCCGGGGTCTTTGCTCGTGACCCGAGAAAGGTAACGGAACAGATCACTCAGCTTTCTCCGTTCATGATGTCTCGCCTCAATGACCGAGCGATGGAGTTCCAGTCTCAGGTCTATAAGATTTCCTCTACTCAGGACAATCGTGTTACGAAACAAAAGGGAATCTTTAATAAGACGGTTGCGGCTAAGGCTAAATATATTCAGCCTGTCCATGACTTCCTGATGAGAAAAGGATATTTCTTGCAGTCTTTATGCCAGATCCCGATTGATGCGATCACTTGGGTCGGAGCTTACAACCAGGCGCTGCAGAAAGGACTAACCACTGAGGAAGCGGTACTGGATGCAGACTCGGTTATCCGTACGACTATGTCAGACTTCTCTCCGGAAAACGTTGCGAATGTTGAAACAGGAAATGCTTTGTACCGCTCCTTCCTTGTTTTCTACAACTACTTCAACATGCAGTTCAATCTTCTCAATGAGCGCTTCCACGCAGACAGCATGGAGAAGAAACTGATTAAGCGTTACGGCATGTATGCTCGTGACGCTCTCTTAGTTGTGACGATTCCATCCGTTGTTGCAAAACTCATTGAAGCGGTGGTCTTTGGAGATCCGGACACAGGCGATGATGACGAATTCGGCATGGACGATATGCTGAGAATGTTGGCCTCGGAATCCTTTAAGAATGCCGTGGCCATGGCGCCTATCGCCGGACAATTCATTAACACTGCCGGCGCCAGCTTAGCTAAAGATCAAAAAGGCGGTGCTGTTTCTGATGTAGCGCGGTTTATCTGGGGAACCGATCCTTACGTGGGCCGAATTATGACCGCTCCCGCTTACAGTCTTATTGAGGGAAGCGGCAAGGCGATTCAACAAACCGTTGAGATTCTCAACGATGAGGATGTGAATGCCCGCTCCTACACCCGCAATATGCTTGACCTTCTCTCTGTAGTAACGGGTCTTCCGCTTGGCTTCCTCAAGAAACCGCTGGGCTACATGGCGGGAGTTGAAGCAGGAGACATCCAGCCCGCCGACGCTGGCGAATTCGTTCAAGGGGTTCTCTCCGGAAGAGCGAAGAAGGACTAAGAGCCCGTCCATAAACATCCTTGCTGTCAAATGAAAATTGATGGCAAGGAGATCGCTAATGTCAATTTCTCAAGAACTTCGGAGAGCCGGTCCTTATATCAGTGACGGCTCGACAAAGGCCTTCACATTCAGCTTTAAAGTGATGAAAGGGTCCGACTTGTCCATCGTTGTTGCTGACAACAAGGATACTTCGGTCTCCGAGACGCTTGCCTCAACGAACTACACGGTTACGCTCAACGATAACCAGGAAAATTCGCCCGGAGGTACAGTCACTTTAAACAATGCGCTTCCGTCCGGAAAAGCGCTGGCGATTCTTTCGAATGCGCCTTTCCTTCAAGAAAAGGTCTTTACTAATGCCGGGGGCTTCTATCCGGAAGTTCTAAATAATGCACTGGATACTCTGACTATCTACTGCCAGCAGCTGAAGGAAGCGCTTGGTCGATGCCTGATTGTTCCAAGCACATCGGAGCACACACCGCAGGAAGTATTGGCAGAAGTCCTTGAGATCGCTGCAACGGCTAACGAGTACGCTCAGCAAGCAGCTCTTGTTTATCAGCAGGTTATCCAGCTCAGGGACGAATTAAACGCGCTCGTCCCGACACTCAAGGCGGCTCTGGAAAGCGAAGCGGATGACCAAATTGAAGAGATCGCACAGTTCGCCCAGGGTCAGATCGCGGCGATACTCGATTCAACGAACGCACTCCTGGCTGAGCAGTTAGATCGTATCAACTCGGCGGCAAACTCGGCTCTGACTTTGAATCGCCTGCTTTGTTCTGAGGCTGTCAAAACGTTCAACGTAGACACTGCGTCAGGAACGACGATCACGCTCCCTTCCGGAATCCAGTACGTGGTCGGCATGAACCACCTTCGGTTATCGCTCAACGGCACGATTTTATATCCGGAACAGCAATACGAGGAGGTCGGCCAAACAAGCCATCTCTCGACCCAGGTCAAACTTTTATTCCCTGCCAAAGCGAATGACCGCCTCGAAGTTTGGGTCATCCCGCTCGGCGGCACGGTTGACGAAGAGACAGGTGAGGTCACGCCTGAGGCGGGTGTCGCTTGTAACGCCGAGACCTGGACGCTGACGGCCGCAATCACCGCGGGCACTGCAATCACTCTGCCGAACAGCATGAAATACGTCGCGGGCAAGAAGCACCTCCGACTCTCTTGGAACGGCATTCTCTTAATCCCTGTTATTGACTGGAATGAGACAGGTGTCACGGGCACCGAGAGCACACAGATCAAAGTCAACTTCAACCTCGAGGCGGGCGACGCGCTCAACGCTTGGACCGTGCCTTATGACCACGGGGAAGCTTCTACTACTGAGGCACGCCTAAGCGCCCTAGAAGATTCGCTCGCAGACCTGTCCGCTCGAGTTGTCTATAAGGAATCTAACAATGGCTCTTAATACAAAGTTATATGGCAAAAACGGGGAAACGCAAACCCAGCTCAATCCTGAGACCGTTGCGGCTCAGGTCATTATCAATGACGCGGCAGGCGTGGGATCTAACGTTGAAGCCGAGATTGAAAAGCTCCGGACAGATGTGGCCGCTTTAATCAATGGCGGTGTCGTTTTCAAAGGCGCGCTGACCACCACCTCCGGACTGCCGACCGTGAGTTACAAGGCCGGCTGGCAGTACATTGTGCAGGACGCTGGCACTTACGCAGGTAAGGTCTGCGAAGCAGGCGACTTCGTTGTCTGCGTTAAAAACTATGCGTCGGGGAGCGCCTCTAACAGCGATTGGGCCGTGTTGCAGGTCAATATCGTGGGCGCAGTAACAGGCCCCGCGAACTCCGTGGCTAATCATGTCGCCGCGTTTGACGGCACGAGCGGCAAGATCATCAAAGACAGCGGCTACACGATTGGCAAGAGTGTGCCTGCGGACGCTGAGTTCACCGACACGACTTACGCACCCGCGACCTCTGCCGCCGATGGTCTGATGACTGCCGCGCAGTTCACGAAACTCGGAGGCATTGAGGCAGGCGCAGACAAGACCGACAGGGACAATGTTGCGGCCGCAGGTGCTTTTATTAAGGCCACAGATACAGCCGACTCTATCACTGAAGGTAATACCAAGAAGCTGATGACTTCGGCCGAGAGAACCAAGTTAAACGGTATCACTGCTGGCGCCGAGGTCAACCAGAACGCCATATCCAAAGTGGTAGTCGGTTCCACGACGATCACGGCCACGGGCAAAACTGACACTTTGAAGTTAGAGGCGGGTACGGGAATCAGTCTCGCCGCGGCTACGGCGGACAAGAAAGTGACGATCAGCGAGTCTTATGTCGATAGCTGTATTGTCAGCAACCTCGACGACGTGCCTGCGAATTTACGTGACGGCGGCTTAATCATTTTGAAGCAATAGCTATGACTACGTATTCGGCTTTCATTAACGACAACGGCACGGCGGTCCCGTTCCCGGGAGTCCCGTCCCCGGGAGGAGCGGCGTCCACCGTGCAGGTGGTTGTCAGCACGTCTCGGAGCGCGTCGATTACTTCTTTCGACACGCCGCCTTACACGGTTGGAAGCCACGAACTACAGGTTTTCCTGAACGGTCTTTTATGCGTTGAAGGCACGGACTACACCGAGACTTCAAGCGGCAAGATCACGTTCTCATCTTCTATCGGAAAGAACGAGCATATCGCCGCGATTGTTACCAACGGCCAAGACCCCGTTCAGGTGGCAGTCAGCCAACGCCGACCTACAGCGATTGCTTCAGGCGGAGCTTATGACGTGCCAGAACACACGGTTGGCGGCAACAAGCTCCAAGTCTTCATTGACGGCCTGCTGATAACGCCGACGATCGACTATCAGGAAATTTCTCAAACACAGATTGTTTTTAACGACAGTGTGCCTGCTGACAGGCAGATTGTGATTTATAGGAGATAGCAATGGCCTTACCAATATTGCTACAGAAGTTGTTTGCCAATAGCGGCGTAGGACCGAAACTTCGCCCGGACATCATGCCCGATTCTGTTTTGCGTAACACCGCGCAGACAGGATTTTCGAGCGCTGAGAAAGCTCAAGCCCGCACAAACATTGGAGCCGCTGACGCAAGCGACGTGGTGAAGCTCTCGGAGCAGACAGGCCTTACAGCCACCCAGAAAACGCAGGTCCTCACGAACCTCGGCGTTATCCAGGACCTCAAGCAACTTTGCTTAGACAACGGCGCCACTCAAGACGAAATCGACGCACTTCAGTAGGAGAACTGAATGACCACACTAAGTGAAATCAAAGCTCAATACCTGGCTGCGGCCAAGGCCAAGCCTATCGAGAAATACTGCATCAAAGACCACGAAGGGAAGATTGTGGCGAGAAGTAATTCTCCCGTGGTTCATGTATTCAACAACGAGGCAGACGACGCATACGCCGCCGAGCACTATCAGCTCAAAGAGATTTTTAACGGCATGAAGTTCTGGTATGGCGAGGAATCCCCCGCTGGACTTTATCAATCGGCGGACAGTCAGTTCTACACAGAATCCGAGTTGCCCGAACAGTCGGATGAATTCTGCACACAGCGCTACAGCAACGAGATCAAATCGGAGCGCAACGCAAGAATCTCTGACACAGACGACTATGTGAAACTGCCCGATATTACTGTTGCCCGTAGCGCAGGAGCCAAGAGATCAGCGCTGGAAGACGCAGACAGAACGGCCCTAGAGACCTACAGACAGGCTTTAAGAAACCTGCCTGAAGTCGAGGGCTTCCCGTTCGTCCAGTGGCCTGAGTTCCCTACAGCTCTAGCTTACGAGCTACAGCAGAAAGTCAATGCAAGATCACAAATGAGAGGGGGTTTCTAAATGAGCCTTATTAAATCTTTAATTCAACGGCTACTCGATAGCCGAACTCTGAGTTTGCGTTCCATCCGTACTACTAACCTTCAAACAGGAGGCGCATTATGCTGAAAAACATTCTGAGCCTCCTGCTGTCGAAGTTCTACAGCAAGGAAGAATCCGAGCTTGTAGGACATCAGGCTATGCCGTCAACCCAAAATGTGGCACTAACCCCGACAACTACTTCTATCGACGGCTGGGGTGTCGTTTACAACGGAGTTGCTCCAACTGATGGCTTTGCTTGTATAAGATTTACTGCGGATACAGCCACTTGTATTGCCTCGGCTCAAACACCGAACGTAAACGTCTTTACTACTCCACAAGTCGTGGGTGACATTCTTTTGTGTGCTTGTCCGATAGCAAAAGGGCAAGTCTTTATGTTATGTGCTAGACAGGCTAAAAACATCGAATGCTGGTTTACAAAAACCATCGGGGGGGGTGTCAAGCTCTTAAGAACGATCTTCTGCAAGGAGGTGCAATATGCTTAAAGCACTTGTACAGCTCTTTGCGGAGAAGTTCTTGCAGAGTAAGAAAGAATGGGTCGGAAGTCAAGGTCTTTTCTCAAACCCAAATCCCGGAACAACGTTCTTTGTTAACCACGCTCAGGCTCAGCTTTATACGCCTCCAAGTGATGGATGGATTACATTTGGCGGAAACCGATCAGCGATCAATGTCGGCATTACTGGAAAGCTGGGAACGTGTTGCGTTAACTCTCAAGGTTATCTCAGAATTACAACTCCGGTTCGGAAGGGGGATACCGTTAGTATCTATTGCTCGACGGACGATCAGCAACCGCTTGAGGCAAAATTCGTTCCCAGCGAAGGGGCAGCGTAACACTTCACTTGTAGGAGGTGCGTCATGCTGAAGTCGCTCCTCCAACTGCTCCTAGAGAGCTTCCATAAAAGCCATAGGTCAATGCCCCGTTTAACCGGATTGCAAAGCTCAACTGCTACCATTCCCACGGTTTCGTCCACCGACTTGATGACCATCACCACAGGTGTAGCACCTTGTGATGGTTGGTTACGAGTACAACTAGAGGACAATCAAGCAAAGGACCTCACTCTGTTTATCCAAAACAATATAGGCGTAGACTCTGTCTTTTGCTATTCAAAAGATTGGGGGTGGCCGTCAGGTTCTATGCCAATAGCGAAGGGAGATTCATACACGGTAAAAGTTAGATATGGAACGCCGCCGAATGTGGCCTCAATACTGCACGTTGATTTTTATCCGAACTTTGGCGCCTCTTAACCACTCCGCCCCTCAATCCGAGGGGCTTTTTGCTAGGTGTGCGCATTGAAAGAAAAAGCGCTCCTACCATGTCTAAAAAGGAATAGACATGGAAACAGATTTCAGCCTCAGCGAATTTGCCAGCACAGTAAACCTAATAGTGTTCACGCTCATATTGATATGTGCGGCATCGGGTTCTGCTATGCCTTATGTGCGAGCCGAGAGAGACTGGAGTTTCCCGCGCTGGTTTGTTGAGTTCATATCCAGTTGTGCGGCTGGCTTCATTGTCTATCTGATCCTCCGCACCTCGAAACTCAGTTGGGAGTGGATCGGAGCCTGCAGCGGGGTGTCTTCTTACTTCGGCCTGAAGATCATGAACACTCTTTACGGTGTTGTCACAGGCAAATTAAAACTTACCGTCCACAATGGAGCGAACCATGGCAATTAGTATGCGCTCGTTTATAGCCGGACTTATAAAGCTGGTTTTGTTCTTTGCTTTTTATATGGCAGGGTGGCTCACAAACTCTCAGCTTAATCAGTACACGATCGTGTCGCAACAAGACCGGATCAACAGTCTGGAGAACGAAACGGCCCTCCAGCGCCTCCAGATCAACGAGCTAAACCGCCGAGCGACATCAAACACCGAATCCATCAAGCAGCTTACGAAAATTCAGCAAGACCTGGAGACATTGAAATCCGAGGTTCAACGCCTGCACGGTATCAAGAAGGAGCCTACTAAATGAGAAAGCAGAATATTCTGTTGTATCCGCCTGAACTGGCAACTCAGTTCGTATCTGAGTTTGAACAGGGTCCTAAAGGCGGCCCCGCTCTTGAGTCTTACAAATGCCCCGCTGGAGTGTGGACGATTGGTTTCGGCCATACGAAAGACGTGCACGCAGGCGAGCACATTACGCGCAATGAAGCATACGACCTTCTAACTAAAGACCTGGTTCAAACACAGGAGGAGTTAGCAGCGCTCGTTCATGTGCCTGTTACCGAGAATCAATTCATCGCTTTAATGAGCTTTGTATTTAATTTCGGAATCACAAAATGCAGGCGGTACACCTTATTCAAAATGGTGAATGCTGAGAGCGAGGACGGAATCAGAGAATGGTGGCCTAAGTATTGCAATCCTGGATCGAAGTTTGAGAACGGCTTGCGCCGCCGTCGTTATGCAGAACTAGAGCTATTTTTCAGAAAATGATCCGAGTAATTTTGATTATTGCCGCCGTCATGTTTTCGAGTGTCTTGGGCTATCACTTCGGCCAGCAAGAAACGGAGCTAAGGTGGACACAGGAGCGGGAGCGGCTACTTGCTCACCAGATCGAAACACTGCAAAGGAAGGATAAAGAAATTGCCAACCTTGAAAAAAGTATTACTACTCTCAATGATTCTGCTATGCGGGTGCGCGAGCGAGACGCCGCGATTCAGCGAAAGTTACAACGCGAGCTTGGAGAGTGTGGTCGATTTAGACGCGCACTTGAGCTCTCTTCAAAAACTCTTGCAGAATGTGCAGAACGCGCAGTCAGCGATAGACGAATCATTGAAAGATGTGCAATCCAACTCAGGTAAGGAGAAAGGAAAATGACTGAACTTGAAAAACTCGGTATCACAAACAGCGAGAGAACGAAGTGTGAGGTCTGGACCCGCGTGATGGGCTACCACCGCCCAGTCGATTCATTTAATATCGGCAAGCAAGGCGAGGTGGCAGAGCGGAAATATTTTGACGAGAAGAAGTGCTGCTGTCGCAAGTAAAAAGCAGAAGTCTCAGACATTAAAAAAGGCGCTCAACGCGCCTCAACTTTTTTCTACTGGTGGTGCTTTTGGTGGTGCTTTTTAAAAACTCTCTTGCAAGTTATTGATTTAAAAAGACCGTTGGCGGAAAGGGTGGGATTCGAACCCACGGATGAGGATCGCTCATCGCCAGTTTTCAAGACTGGAGCATTCAACCGCTCTGCCACCTTTCCGAAGAAGAACTGAATTATACGCAATTTCGTAAAACAGGCAAATTATTAAAGATCGGCAGGTATCCTGACGGAATTTTTTGAGGAATTTTCTCAGTCGTCTGACTAAAGTAGCTCTGAGGAGGTTCGAGAAGGATTAGCTCTGGGTTCTCGAATGAGAGTAGGAGGCTTTACAAGTTGTCCAAGAATTCCTTTGCCTCTGATTCCAAAATATTGTCGTTAGATGGTCATTCTATGCTGTCGCGTAACAGTTCAAAGGCATCACAGTAACGATACCTCTGACGATCATTTCGTTTGCCCTTTCC